CGGCGGCGCCCGAGGCCGTGACCGCGCGCGACCACACCTGCTCGTGGGGTCCTTCCGGGTTGTAGGATGGGGATTGAGCGGCCATGTCGGCTCCTAGAAATACGCGGCTTGGGTGGGGGCGGACATGCTGTCCAGCCTCTGCGAAATCTGCATGTTGAACTGCTGGGCCTCGCGCACGACCATGGCCGTGGGCTCCACCCCAAACTCAGACGACAGGCTCAGCGCCAGCTTCGCGGCCATGCCGTTGGCGAGGTAGCTGACCAGCGGGAAGGTGTCGGAAAGCTCCATGGCGTTGATCGTCACCCACCCCTGAACCTGGGCCGAGTAGACGCTCACCGTCTCGATGTCGTCCTGCACAACGGTGATGATCGAGCGGTCGTAGGGAGGGCGCGGATAGCCCGAGTAGAACGCCCCGTAGTCCCATCCCGACCCCAGCCCCGGAGAGATGGCGTTCCAGTTGCCGCCCACATACGGATACCAGTCGGGCGGGTTGGAGATCGTGTCCGGCAGGGTCACCGTGACCCCCGAAGCGGCCCGGATGCGCTCGTTCTCGTTGGCGGTGTAGTCCACCTCCGTAATCACGTCGTAGAGGCGGCCGAACGTGCCCCCGCCGACAAGCTCCAGCACGAGGGACTGCAGAACGTCCATCGCGTCGGTAGCCTGGTCGGCGGGGGGTTCGACCCCCGACGCCAGCACGCCCAACTTACGCAGGGCGCGCTTGATTACGTCGAGGTTGGTCATCAGCCCTTCGCCTCGTCAGCGGGGGCTTCTTCGACCACAGGCGCCTCGCGGGGCGGGTCGCCGACCTGATGACGCGAAGTCGGCTCGGGAGCCTTCTCCTTGCCGACGCGGAACCAGGGGTTCCCATCCAGCTTCTTCAGTTCAGCGGCGGTCCCTTCGAACTTGACCGGCTTGCCCTTCGGAAAGGTCGTGCCGAACTGCTCGATAACGTCCGCGTCTACAGGATCGCCCTGCCAGGTTACGAGGGTCATCTCTACTCCTCCACGAAGTAGCCGATGGCGATCTCAACCGTGCCGGCCGAACCAGTGCCGGTCGGAGCGGTGTTGATCAGGCCCTTGACCAGCGTCTTGGCCGTGGTCTTGTAGAGGATGCCCGCGGCGGCCAGCGCAGCCGAAGCCGTGCCGGTCTGACCCACGGTGGACGCCGCGATGTAGCGGTCAGCGTCCCCGGCGTCGCCGATGTCGATCAGGATGCCGGTGGACGTGTCCATGTCCGACGCCTTGATCATCGCGGCCACGACCACGGCGTTGGCCGGGAGGTAGCCGAAGTTCAGGACATCGTTCAGGACCGGCGCGGCCGAGATGGTCACGGTCGCGTGCAGCCACTGGGTGGTCTTGACCTCACCGTGGGTCGGGATCGGGTTGGTGAGGTAGTTGGTGACGGAGTAGGTTGCCATGCTGATCGCTCCTTAAGCGTCGGGTTCGCCGGAGGTCAGGACCGTCACCATCCCGTATTGGATGCCGGCGAACGAGACCTTGCGCTGACCGCGCAGTTCCTCGATCGCAACACCCGGACGGAACCCGTAGTCGCGGGTCATGTCCGTTTTCGGGGTGGGCTGTTGACCGTAGGCAATGGCCACGGCCTGCTGGCCGCAGAGGAAGTTCTGGGCGACATCGATGCCGCCGTTGCCGCCGTCGATGACCGCGACGGACCGCAGCTCCGGGATCTCCCGGAAGATGATGCCGTCGTAGATCATGTCGCCGTCCTGGAAGATCGGGTTCGACGCCACGTCGCGCGGGCGAGCATCGCGGTTGGCCGCGAGCATCGCCGTGTCCTGCTTCAGATCCCGGAAGGCGTAGGGGTCACAGAACATGACGTAGTATTCCGCGCCGTCGTCGGTCTTGAACGGGCGGATGTGCGGGTCGGCGACCTTCGCCATGCGCTTGGCGAGCGAGGCCGTGGCCGTGGTCAGCTTGTCGCTGGTGGAGTCCACGTTGCCCAGAGCCGTCGCCCAGATGCCGGACGAGGCGTTGGACTTCGACGCGCCGAACAGGATGCGGTCGGCGTTGTTCGTCAGGAACGTGTTGCGCTGGCCGGCCGTCGCGTCACCATAGGCGACCACGGTGTCATAGACGCCAGTGGCGCCAGGGATCACGATGGAGGCGAGCGCGGTGATGATGGCGTCGCGCAGCTGTTCGCCGCTCCACGTCTTCAGCATCGGCTTGGCGGCGTTCAGGAGGTCGATCTCGGTCAGGTAGCTGGTGGACTTCGGCACGACGACGCCGTTGCGCAGCCAGTTGATGACCACCTGGGCGTTCCAGTTGGCGAGGTCTTCCTCAGCGCCCACCAGCACCTGGGCGCCAGTGACGCCGGCGCCCTTCAGACGGCCGAGCAGCGGGACGTTGATCGTGCCGCCGGCGGAGGTCTCAAGGTCAGTGAGGATCTGGAAGATCGAGGTCTGGGCGCGGCCCATGTAGGGCAGGAAGCCCGAGAGGCGCACGTATTCGGAGAGATACTTGGTGCTCCAGACCTGTTTGGCGCTGGAGGATGCGAGGGAGGTTTCGGACATCGGTTATCCCGGTGATGGAAACACCACGTCGAACGCCGCGCCCTTGCCGGTGGGGACCGTTGCGGGTCCGCCAGCGGAGGTCTGGGCTGCGAGCGAGCGAGTTGGCGTAGGTGGGGCGGTCGGCGGGGTTGCCGTCGCCGTGTTGGGTGCTGAGGGGCCGGCCGTGGCGACGAAGCCCTGGCTGATGGCCCATTCGCGCGCCGCGTCTTCGAAGGACTTGCCTCCGAGCGAGGTCAGCGCCTGGTTCTGGCGGTATTTGTCGACCACGAGGGCGAACGGGTCGGGGCTGCGCTGGAATTCCGCCGCGAGCAGCGGGTTCTTCCGGGCTTCAGCCTCAAACCATTCCTTGGCGGGCTCCAGAACGTCGCCGTGGGCCGTCTGCGCGAACCGGTGGGAAAGCTCGACGCGCGAGGTCCATTCGGCTTGCCGGACTTGCGCCTGGACGTAGTTCTGGAACCCCTCGGGGTCTTCCATGACCGAGGGGATCGGGGCGGCGGTGACGTTGCGTTCGGCGGCTTGCCTGCGGAGTTGTTCAGCCTCAGCCTGGGCGGCCTTGCGCTTGTCGCGCTCGTCCATCAGGGCGGAGATGGGAACATGGCCCGGTTGAGCCGCGGCGTCCGGTTGGGGAGCTTCCACGGGTGCGGGCGTCTCGACAGGGGGCGCGGTCTCAGGCGCCACGGCGGGCTGAACAGCAGGCGCTTCCGCAGGCGTTTCCACCACGGCTTCACCGGCCAGCTCGGCCCCAATCGCTTCCATAACGTCAGGCATCGTCTCGTCTCCTTCGCCCGTGTCGCCGGCGTCGCGTCAGCGCCCGTAGTGGCGGCGTCCCATCACGCAGATTGCGGCTGCGAGAGCCCGTAGTCGCCCGAACCCGGCGGCGGTTGAGGGGTCTTGGCGCGCATGTGCGCGTCCATGGCCGTCTCCACGATCTCCACTTCCTTGAGGCGGGTGTTCGCCTCGTTCAGAAGGGCTTTCGAGTTGGTCTCAGCGATGTCGGCCATGGCCTTCTTGACGGCCAACTCTGCCTGCTGCTGCATCATCTGCGCTTGGCCGGCGCCCTGCTTGGCCTGGGCCGCTTCCAGCGCGTCCAGGATTTCCTGCTTCTTCGGAATCGAGGACATCTTGACCAGCACGTCGAACGGCACGGCCTGGGGGCCATAGGCCGCGGCAAGCTTGGCGAACTCGGCGAAGATTTCCTGCTCAAGCGTGGAGGTGTCGGGAACGGAGTCCACGATGATGTCCACGTCCATTTCCGCGATGTGGTTCTTCGGCTGGCCGGGGACGATGGTCGGCATTCCGTTGACCATATGCACGGTCGGCGGGGACGGCTCGTTGATGCGGACGTATTGCGGGGCGCCCTCGTCGTCGGTCACCCTGATCCACTTGGCGTCCTTCCAGAACTGGCGGGCGCGGTTCCACATCTGGCGGTAGACGCGCAGCTCCCAATCGGCGAACGCGCCCAGAAGCGGGGCAAGCTCCGTCAGCCCGGCCTGCTGCCTGACCTGTTGCGCCCGGCCCGAGGCGTCCATGTTGGCGCGGCCGATGTTGGCGGGGTTGGGCGACAGGCGCTCGATCTCGCCCTTGGCCTCGGCCAGAAGGTTCGCCTGCCCGGCCGCCATGTCAGCGGTCGGCACGATCTGGTAGCCCAGCGGCAGGACCCCATCAGGCCGCGCCGCCTCTTGCCTGGCCGTGTTGATGTCAACCGGGGGCGTGTCCATGCTCGTCGCCTGGATCTGGCGCGAGTTGAGCGTGTGCAGCAGCTTGGAGCGCCGCATGTTGATTTCGTCTTGCGGGCCGCGCCAGTCCCGGACCACGCCGGAGCGGTTGTTGTTGCGGTCCACGTAGGCGCTGATAGCCTCGATCGGACAGGTCGGGCGGCCCTTGGGATCGACGTAGGGGCTGTCGCCTTCCTCAAGCACGCCGCCGGCATAGAAGACGCAGCGGCGCCACTTCACCGCCTCCTGGTAATACATCTCCACCACCATGACGCGCCGCTGTTGGCGGTCGATCCACGGGGTGAGGTTGTCTGGGCGGTCTTCCCAGCTTGAGTCCCATGCGCCGAACCCGGCAACGTCGCCGTTCGACACGAAATCGTTGAGAGCGTCGCGGAACTCGGGATAGACCGCCGCAACCTGGTCGGCATACATCCACTTGGCGACGCCCAGCCAGCGAGCGTCCTTGAAGTCCTCCCGGCGCGAGCGGGGGTCGTAACAGAACTCTTCCCAGCGAACCTGGGTGACCAGCACGTCTTCGCCGTCGATCTCGGTAATGCAGGCGCCGGTCCCCTGAACGCAGACGTTCTTCAGCACGTCGCGCTTGATGCCGCCGAAGCGGTTGAGGTCGGAGATGTAGCGCAGCGTCATGGTCGCCACGTCGCCCGCGTCCAGCGGCTTCTCAGGCGGCTCCTGCGGCGGCTGGCCGGGGACTTGCGGAACCGGAGTGGCCTGCGGCTGCGCCTCGTCCTTGTCGGGCGGATTGCGCATGTAGGCGCGCGGGTCGGTGCGCGACTGCTCCACGATGCCCAGCAGGCCGTTCACGCCCACACGGATGCGGTTGATGACCACCTCGGGCTGCTTGCGCTTGCGAAGGACGGAGCGCTCGGCAGCGGTGAGCTGGTGGCCGTTGTAGTAGTCGTCGTCCAGGTCCGACTCCCTGCGTGCGTCCATGGTCGCGTCGCGGAAGTCGTTGAACGACTTCATCAGCCGGTCCTTGAGATCGGCCTGCACTTGGGGGTCCGGGGCGACCTGGGGCTCAGCCATTGGCGAGCGCCGCGTTCACTTCATCGAGACGCCTGCGGATGGCCTCGACGCGGGCGGCGTAGCCACCACCAGCGCGCAGGGACGCGGCCAGCTTGGCTTCCAAGGCGCGCTTTTCGGTAAGCAATTCGCTCATGACCCGTCCCGATTGGAACGAATATCCCCGAAAAGCCGATTTGACGCAAGATTATTGCGCGGTCAGGTCATGCCGTCTTCCAACTCTCCCCGCTCGTATCCTCCCGGCCCCATAGGTCGCGCGGCCGATCTGCAGCCTTGGGGATGACGATGGCCGGATGCGCCTCGTCCAGCGCCCGGCCCATGTGCGCGGCGGCGTCCACCTCGTCGTCATGCTTGGCGCCGGGGAAGCCCACGTATTCGTTCAGCACCTCGTCGCCCTCGGGGCCTTCGGGGAGGTAGACCATCCCCATCGCCGCCTTGGCCTGGAATGCCTGGGCCTTCACCGCCTTGTCGCCGCCGGCCGTGGTCAGGGGCTCGATCCTGCAGTGCGTCCCGGTCGCGCGCATGGCGGCGCGGGCGAATGGGGCAACAGACTTCCACGTCGCGTCGTTCTCGGGGAACCAGCAGAGCGGCTTGAACCGGCGGACCAGCGGCAACCCGCCTTCGGGCAGCAGGCTCATCTCGCCGGTCTTGTCATCCAGCCTGACACCCATCGCCTTGTCGGTCGTGGACTGACACCGGAACCCGCCCAGCATGTAGATCGCGCCGTGCGGATCGACGCCCCACACCCGAAACACCGACCAGTCGCCCCCGTCCTCGGTGTTGGCGTGGTCGGAGGTCATGTAGACGTGCAGGAACTCGGGCTTGTCGGCCGGCTTGTAGCGCTTGAACCATGCGCGCTGGAAGAACGTCCCCTCCTGGGCGCGGGGCTTCTGCTGGTAGAGCGAGGCCCAGGTTCTGGGGTTGCGCCTGAACGGCTCCCAATGGCTGGGCGGGAACCACTCGGGCCACAGTCCCTCGCCTATCTTGCGGCCAAGGGGATCATCCGCGCGATCGGCTACGGCGGGCAGGCAGATGACGCGCCAGCGCCTTCCATCGCGCCCGTCGAACATGCCGCTCTCGCCGTCCCAGCCTTCGGGCAGGATGCGGCCGGCTGGATCTCGCTCTGACCAGCGGGTGAGGACCATGACCTGTGTGGCGCCGGGTTTGAGGCGCGAGCAGAAGTCGTCAAGGTAGGCCTCCCACGTCGTCTCCACGGTGATGTCGGACTCGGCCTCCTGACGGCCCTTGATCGGGTCATCGATCACGCCGTAGTCAGCCCGGTTGCCGGTCAGGCCCGAGAGCAGCCCCCCGCTCATGAACTCCGACCCGTTGGACAGCGCCCACTCGTCCATGGCGCGCTGGTCCGGCGCGAGGGTGATGCCGGGGTGAAGCTCGCGGAAGCTGGGCGAGTTGATCAACTGGCGAGCCCGGCGGCCCTGCTTGCGCGCGATGCCCGAGGCGTAGGACCCGAGGATGACCTGTCTGCGAGGCTTGCGCGCGAGCAGCCGCGGAATCCACACCACGTCCACGTAGGTGCTCTTGGCCGAGCCGGGCGGCATCAGCACCATGAGATTGTAGGCCTTGGCCTCTACCTGGTCGAGCGCGTCGCAGAGCAGCTTGTGGTGGTCGGCCAGGTGGGCGAAGCGGCGGGTCGGGTAGGCGTCGGGCTCCGCGTCGTCTGGCTCTTCATCCGGTGGAACGGTCGGGATATCGACCAGGCGGGCGAAGTTGGCGAGCGAGCGGGATGCAAGCTCGCGCCGGGCGGCCAGAACGTCAGCGGCGGTGAGGTTCACTCGGGCGCCGGCGGCTTGGCCTTCGCCTTTCGCTTTCTCGGCGCGGGCTTCTCAGTGGTCGCCGCTTGGGAGGCCACCGCGTTTGCAGCGGCCTCGGTGTAGAGGCTCATGAACCGGACAGCTTGAACCGGCATCACTCAGCCTCGTAGCTCAGTCCGATCCGCTCGTTGAGCTGGATCACGCGCGGGGCCTCGGCGCCCTCGGGCGGGAAGCGCTTGACGGCCTTCACGATGCGGACGGCGCCGTTGGTCAGCACCTCGTCGCCGATGAGCCAGTCTGCCGGCCCCTGGAACGTGGACGGGCCGATGTGGAAGGTCACGCCGTCCTCTTCCATGCGGTCGAAGTCGGAGAAGGCGATCATGTTGCGTTCGTCGGTCATTGGGGTGGTCCTCTGTAGCCTTTGACGATTTCAAACTCGGTGATGCGTTCGGCGAAGCACGTTCCGGCCTTGGTCCAGAAGGTGGGGATCGCCTCATCGCAGTAGAAGATGGCGGCCGGCACGTCGGACTTCGTTCCGATGACCACGGCGCACGTCACCCGGTCGTTGATCTGGGCGACGGCGATCTCGTAGTCGGGGAAAAGCTTGGCGAGGACGTGGTTCTCGTGCTGGATGGCGTTCTCGATCATGGCTTCCTCTGGGCCGCGCCAGCCAGATAGGCGGCTTGGGCTTTGGCTTGGGCCTCGCTCTACCAGCAGAAGCCCCGCGCCCAGGAGGGGACGTTCTTCCCGCGCGCATGGTTCAAGCGCTACAAGCCGACCGCCAAGCCCGAGTTCCTGC